AAGACAAGCACTGGCCATTTCTAGTGGCGACCAGTGCTTGTGCTTGATCAAATATTTGATGAGTTTTTTAGCTGTGTCAGAATTATTTTGGTTATCTGGATTTGATACTCTGGCACAATATGCAATAAGGTCTTGAACATCATCTACACCAATAACTCTATCTGGCTTTGAATAAGAAATCAAACGAACTTTCATTACTTACACAAATCCTCAAATTTAATTTGTTCTTCTCTTCTTTTGTTATTCATTTCTGCTCCAGATTTACTGGTTGTATATCTTTCTAACCATCTCATTAAACGTTTAAGCATAACTTTTTCTCCTTAAAAATGGTGCCGGTGGTAAGAATCGAACTCACAACCTATTGCTTACAAAGCAATTGCTCTACCGTTGAGCTACACCGGCACACACTCATTTATCGCCGATTATTACGATTCGGGCGATATCCCTTAGGCCAACTTGGTTGGCGGGAGGCGAGTTTTTTAACTCGTTCACCCAACTCTTCATTGGTTTTCACCAATTCAGCGTTCTCATAACCAAGCGCCTTAACTTGATTTTCCAGTTCCACCACCTTAGAGGCGAAGAAACCTTCTTCACGGATGGCGGGGTCACCATCCAAATGCACTGTCACTTCCATTTGAAGTCTCCATTGCAAGGGTTGCTGTCATCAGTCCTGACAGTTGAACTATACCTTATTGACTTTCCAAGGTATCAATTTCTTCTCTAAGTTCCTGCTTAACCTTTTTAAGATTTGCAATATGATCTAAATCAGATTTCAAACTAAATGGTTTACGTTTTTCAACATTCCCTAAGGCTGTAATCTTTCGATTAAGTTCTTTCAACTCGTTTAGTACTTCCGCTAGTCTATTCATAATATAATAATACTACAAACCAACATAAAAGTCAAGTACCTTATATGGGTAATTGAGCACATTTTGGTAAATAATTTAATTCTCTTGCGTTTGCTTCGATTTTTTCCTTCAGTGATTTTGAAATTAAAGGACGTAATGAGTCAGGCTCAAGACCTTCTCTCTCACAATACCACAATACGGCATCCATGTGAGTTATTTCTTTCTCAAGAGCAATCTCTTCTATTTTGAGGGAAAATGTTTTAGATGTATTCAAAGGCATTTATATATTCTTTCATAATAATTAAAAGTTGGGGGGTTAACCATGACCCCCCACGCATCTATTAGGTGATGACCCCTGCTGCGTCCGAAGTCGATATACAGCAATTCCTAGACATTACGCTGTGCGTAGTGCCTTGTAACCAGCAGCTACAACTGCCTTTGTTGGTGTACCGAGCATATACTTCATATATGTCTCACCGTCAAAAGACGATACACGCTTGTTCAAATAGATCGAAAGACCTTCTGAACGAAGCTGGCTAATAACTGCACGAACATTTTTAACACCATAACGTGACGAAATCTGTTTAGCGGTTAGTGATGCACCATTAACTAGTGCGGCTGCGACCTTTGCGGTCTGGGTAGTAGTAGTCATAAAAAATATCTCCTTATCATGACAAATAGGATAAAAGTATTTCATCCTTTAAAGTGGTAGGTTATTCTGTTGCTAAGGAACCTACCGAAACTCCATTAACATTTACTGCTAAGCAGCAAGTGCCATAGGTGCAAAGTTATCGTTTGCGTTTACTTTAGTGACCTATAAGGTGGTCAATCCACAGTTCTACTCTCATCTATCTCTGCCTGTCGATCCTGTTTCGCCCCCATCATAAATCCACTCTAGTCCAAATGGACTTATGGTGGAGGCGTTGGGTACTGCCCCCAAGTCCAGTTCAGCATTCAATTCGTATCATCAAACTGTATCTTATTTATACCATGCTGGGGGGTATTTGTCAATACCCTAAATGATAATTTTTAAATTAAATTCCCATACCACGGGTTTTTTCAACAAATCGGCCGTTTGCAAGGGCCCAACCTAGAAAATCATTATCTCCATTGCCAACTGCCAAAACGAGACTTTTTATTCCCTTATGATCTGTATATTGGACTAATGCTTTTTGTACTAAAAACATCATAGGCCTTGGAAAACTTATACACATATTCGTCACAATCAGGTTGTTCATTACCATCAAAACAAGTTGTTCATCTAATACATCTGCATTAACAATTTCTAAAATTGTGTCTTCATCTTTACAAATAACTCCTACCGCAATTAAGTCACCAGCTGACCAAGTTCGCACTTGCTCCTGTACAGGCCAAGTTCTACCATTCTCTGCTGTAGCGTTAGGAACGCATACCAGCAGAAACAGGCATATCAGCGCTGTCAATAGATACTTCATTTTTCCTTCTCCATTCTGCAATGGTTTCAACGAGAGGTTCAAGATAATCATATTTGTTTTTTATAAACTCTTGCACGGTTCCATCTTCAGTAACAACAAGAATAACAACCTGTTCAATAATTATACCTGTTCTTTCACCAAACATCTCAGCATAGGCAGAACCCTGTATATAATAGTTCTCATTAAAAGCATCTGTACGCTCTTTAGTTGAGGTCTTGAAGTCGATAATCGACAGCTTACCTTTGTAGTTCGCAATGCAGTCAACTCTACCAGCAATTCCGTATTTATCACTGTACAGGCCGCACTCTTGAGCATATATGTTATTTATATGACATAGAACCTTTTCTTTTAACTGATTGAATAGACACATAGGAAGGAAGTGTTTTTCATGTTCTTTCCATTTATCAGGCCAATCAATGTGCATATTGTTGAGGTAATCTTCACACATATGGTGAACCTTCGTACCTCTTGCAGCGGCAGTTCTTGCGATATGGTTTGCAACTTGTTCACCGACACGCTTACGCCACTCAAACAGTCCTTTCTTATTACGGACTGATAGAACAGTGGTGATGGATGGATACTTATTGCCTTCTGGTGTTTCATATAGACGAACACCGTCTGTAGTCTTTGCCTTAATCTCTGGTAGAGAAACAGGGGCATGTTTGAACATTTGATTTTCCATTTTATTCGTTGTTTTCATAGATTGCATTTTCTCTCATAGGATTAGCGGGGTCAATCCCCATCCAATTACTCCATTCGTTATAAAAATGTCTCATACCAATTTCATCATGGATAGTATCATCTTCGTGTCTACCATGTAGTATGTGACGATGTTCTGTGCCTGGCGCCATACTTACACCTTGACCAGTAATACCCAGAAGGTCTTCGTGTAAGTTTCTGCCCATCGGGCCCCAGATTGTGTTATGATGTTCAATACGAGTTTTACGCTCTTCTGGTGTATCTTTTTTAAGACCAAATCCACGAAACTCAATCATAACCGAATTAGGTCCAAGTGGCGTAACAACGTCTGTACGCAATGCACTTCCTCTTAGGTTAAAGTTCATGCCTGGAAATAGGTCAATCATATACCATTGGTTTGGTGGTAGGTGTGGAAATGAGAGTTCTTCTCTGGACTCACCTAACTCAAACTCACCATACTGCACTTCAAAGCTACCAACGTTTACATGACCATTATTAAACCCTGTACACTTACGAGCAAAGTACTCATCATTGAAACCAGTTACACGATTAAAGTAGTGCATATAATCATGATAAAATTCACTATTGGTATCATGCCATAATTTGTAGTTGCTACCAATGATTGCTTTGTGGTAATGAAATACTTCCAATGGTTCTGTGTCTAGTGCTGGACGAATAACATCAAATGCACCAGCTGCCCATTCTTCAACATCTTGAGTTGGTTCTAGATTAAGTGTAACCCACACCATTCCACCAAACTTAACTTCGCATGGTAGTTCTTGATGATCTTTTGCCCAATCTGCTTGATTCCAATGATCATAACCACCGTCTGTAGCTACGTTTCCACTAGGAGGCATAGATTGAAAATTATGCTGGAATGCAACAATTTTGTCATTGTCTCGAATCATGGCCACCCTCTTACCAGCAATACTGGAAGTTCTGAAGTCTAGATGGTTTTCTAGTTCTGATTCGTGGCATAGTGGTATCCAACATTTAGAGAATATTTTTTCTTGTTCTTTATTAAATATATTCCAATCGCTATAGATGCGACTATCTACATATTCTATTGTTGGTTTAGCCAACCATTGTGTGTGTTTACGAGGGGGCATAATTTTCTCCTATCTGTAACTTTCTCCTATTTATTAGAATTAAGATACAGCCCGCATTCTTTTTACTAATCTCTCTGCACGATTAGTTACTTGTCTATACCATGCGCTATCAACCATTTCATCTGCGGCCGCATTCCAATCCCCAGCATCTACACCACGTTTCATACCTTTAAATTTACTTAGTCTTGGTCCACCCATATTAAACATCATGTTTGCAATTATTTGCTGAACTTCTTCTGGCAAACTTTCAAACTCTGGGTAATGCGTGTTGCAGTCTGACAAGACGTTTTGGATATCCGACTCGAAGGCTTCAGCGACTCGATCAGAAGAAACGGGGGTGCCCAAACTTTGTCCCTGTTCTGGGTCAGATTCCGTAACAAGATGGCCGATACCAAAAGTAGCATAACCAAGATGATCATTATAAATCTCATATTTTACGCCTTCATCAATTTCGAGTTGTTCTCTAAGTTTTTCTATATTCATATTTATTCTCCTTTGGGTGACGGGGTAAGTTTGTGTTCAGTTACAGATCGTAAACTCTTATCCCAATCTACAATTAAATTTCCAACAGCCATGATTCTCTCATGGTCACAATTATGTTCTGGGACTGAATGGTATAACCATGCAGGCCAGAGGATTAATTGGTTTTTTTGTGGTTCTACTTGTGTGAAAGATTGTGAGTAATATGCATCTGGAAAAACCAAAGGAGCGCAATCCTTACAACCTTTAACGCAATAGGTGAAACTCCATACATGAGGCCAGTGTTGATGTGACTTAGTGAATTGACCTTTATTATATATCAATCCCCAAGCATCAGCTACACTATAATCGTACTGTCTAGGATCACCAGACTCATTTGTCGCATTTGCGAGAGGTATTGTCTTAGCAAGACTGATAACCAACTCACCTAATTTATTAAATGAGTCATAGTTTTCTTGCATATCCCAACGTGTCATATGACATTTGGCAGCAGTCTTCTGTTGTAGTCGATCACCAGCATCACGGATATCATTTTCTAACTCATCATTAAATTTGTCAATATTGGTTCCCTGTAACGTCTTAACTTTTACAGGAGATTTCATTTTAAACTCTGGCCAACCCTCTTGGGTAGGTTTCACATATATGTTATTCAACACCTATACCCATCTTGATTTTGTTAATGAGATAGCTCCGTACAAATCCAGACCTGACAATATCGCCAATGTTGAACTCTGTACAATTAAACTCTTCCATCTCTTCTAGGATTCGTAAGAAATCATGTAGTCCATTTTTCTCATTGGTTTTCTGTAAATCTGACTGACCAAAATCACCACAAAATACAATTTTAGAATCTTGGCCTACCCTAGTGATAATCGTGTCCAGTTCATGAAAATTCATATTCTGACATTCATCTACTATAATGATTGCGTTATCAAATGTCAATCCCCTTAGAAAAGAAGTTGACAGAAAATACAGCGAACCTTGTGATTTGAGTCTATCATATAGATTATTAAAAGACTGTTCATTAGGCATCTGGAACATGAAACGAACCATATTCTGATATGGTACTTGATATAGAGCTGACTTATCTTCTTCATCACCTGGCAGGAATCCAATCTCCCGTGTGGGGATAAGAGAACGAACCAGAATTACCTTGTCTGCTGGGTTCTTTAAATCCAACACATCTTGCAAGGCCAGATATAATGATACAAAAGTCTTACCTGTACCAGCACAACCAAATAGAAA